TATTAATATTATTAATATTATTATTTATTAATATTATTAATAAATAATATTTAATTTAATATTTTTAATCAAATATAAAATTGAATTAATTTTATTTTAATAATTTAAAATATTAATTTAATTATTTAATATTAATATACAATAAAAGATATTTTATTAATTTATAAAAATATCATTTTATATTCATAAAGATGACGACTGAAATTTCACAAATTAAAGAAATACAATTTAGTATATCTAGTCCTGAAGATATATTAAAAAGTTCAGTTGCGCATATAAATACAGCAACTCTCTATGATACAACTAGTAATAATATTCCAAAAACAGGAGGTTTGTTTGATACACGTATGGGTGTAATAGATAGACAATTTAGATGTAAAACATGCGAACAAACACATGTTAATTGCCCTGGTCATATGGGTCATATTGAATTAGCAGTTCCAGTTTATTATGAACATTTTATAACGTATGTTAAAGGCGTATTAAGTTGTATATGTTTAAGATGTAGTAAATTATTAGTTAATAGAAATCACCCTATTATTAAAAATTTAATTAAAAATGAACCGAATCATAAAAAACGATTTAATTTAATTAAAAATATTATTAAAACAAAAACGTGTGGAGGAGTTACAAAAGAAAATGATATTCATTATATTCAAGGGTGTGGTGCGATTTTACCTAATAAAATTTTTTCAAATCAGTTAGATTTCGTTATTGCTGAATATAATAAAGAAGATTCAAGTGGTGATGGTAAGAAGAAAGAAAAGATTAATAATATTATTAGTGCTGCTAATGCCATATCTATTCTTAAGCGTATTTCAAAAGAAGATGCGTTGGTTTTAGGTTTTCACGAAGATTGGTGTCTCCCACATTGGTTAATTTGTTCTGTTCTTCCTGTTGTTCCACCCAGTGTTCGTCCATCAGTTAAGCAATATAATAATCAAAGAAGTGAAGATGATTTAACACAGCGTTATAATGAAATTATTAAAAACAACAATCATTTAAAACAAAAATTGGCGACCGGTGATACAAATGAAGATTTTATTAAACACTATACAAATCTTATTCAATATTACATTATTACACTTATTAATAATAATATTAAGGGTGTGCCGGCGTCCATGACCAAAGCAGGTAAAAAACATATGCGTTCTATTGAAGAACGACTTAATGGTAAAGGTGGTCGTATTCGTAGTAATTTAATGGGTAAGCGTGTTGATTTTTCTGCTCGTAGTGTTATTTCACCAGACCCCAATCTCAATATTGAAGAATTGGGTGTTCCAATTAAAATTGCTATGAATCTTACTTTTCCGGAAGTTGTTAATAAATTTAATATTAACAAACTCTATAAACTTGTACAAAATAAAAATAAAATTTACCCAGGTGCTAAAAGTTATAAAAGTATTAAAACAGGTCGCACTAAATATTTAGAATATACAAAAGAAACAATAGAATTAGAATATGGAGATATTGTTTATCGTCATTTAATTGATGGCGATGTTGTTCTTTTTAATAGACAACCTTCACTTCATAAAATGAGTATGATGGCTCATAAAATCCGTGTTATGAAAGGTTCTACATTTAGATTAAATGTAAATGTATGTGAACCATATAATGCTGATTTTGATGGTGATGAAATGAATATGCATGTTCCTCAAAGTATTCAAACAGCAATAGAATTAAAAATGATTGCGAATGTATCTAAACAAATAATAAGTCCTTCATCTAATTCTCCTATTATTAAACCACATCAAGATAATTTGTTGGGTCTTTATAAAATTACAGATAAAGATGTATTCTTTACAAAAAAAGAAGTAATGAATATGTTAGTTGACGTTACTACATTTACAGGTATATTACCAGAACCAGAAATTAATGAACCTAAACGTAGAAGATGGACGGGTAAGCAATTAGTTAGTATAGCAATTCCTCCTATTAGTATAAGTAATTCAAAAATTGTTATTAAAAAAGGTCAAATAATTAAAGGACAAATTGATAAAAAAATATCAAATTTTATAGTTCACATTATTTTTAATGAATTTGGATTTAAAAAAACACGTGAATATCTTAATAATATTCAAAAAATAATCACTAAATACTTAATCCGTAGTGGTTTTAGTGTTGGAATTAGTGACTTAATTATTCATCCAGATATCAAAAAAATGAGTGAAAAAATCATTTTAAAAACCAAGGAAGAAATTATTAATATGACTAAACAAGTTCATCTTAATATTTTTGAGGGAATATCGAATAATATAGGTCAAGTTTATGAAGCAAAAATTATGGGATTACTTAGTAAAACAACAAAAACACTAGATGATTTAAATACAAAAAATATTGATAAAAACAATCGTATTAATTATATGATTGTATCTGGATCGAAGGGTTCAGCAACTAATATAACACAAATGACATGTATTTTGGGGCAACAATCTGTTAATAGTAAGAGAATACCTTTAAGTTTCGACAATAGATCTCTCCCTCATTTTAGTAAATATGATAATGGTGTTGAAAGTAGAGGATATATTACAAGTTCATTTATTGATGGTCTTACACCCCAAGAGTTTTTCTTCCATGCAATGACTGGAAGAGAAGGTCTAATTGATACTGCTGTTAAAACTGCCAAATCAGGATATGTTCAGCGTAAATTAGTTAAAACAATGGAAGATTTAAAAGTTAATCATGATTATAGTGTTAGATCATCCAATGGTGATATTGTTCAATTTGTATATGGAGATGATGCTTTTAATAGTATTTACTTAGAGAAACAATCATTTGATCTTCATTTCATTAAAGAAGAAGAACTAAAAGAAAATTATATTCTTAACACTGATGATAATTGGGATAAATATATTATTAAAAAAGTATTATCAACTTATAAAAAAAATAGCATAATTTCAATCGCATATGAAACATATAATAAAAAAATAATTGAGATTATAAAAGATATTCATTTAGTTTATGGTAAATACGAAAGTGTGACTAATAAAAAAGTAGGTCTTGAAATTACTATTCATATTCCTATTAATTTTAATAGATTATTTGATAATGTTAAAGAGATTTATAATATTAAAAAGAATAAATCAGATATTACTCCATTAGATATTATTAACACAATTCATGAAATTACGGAAGCATGTAAGATTAATACACAATTTAATAGATTAATAGAATATATGTGTTATGATAAACTCTCTCCTAATATATTAATAAAAAAAATGCATTTTAATAAATTAGCACTTGATTATATTAAAACATTTATTATTTCAATTTATAGAAAATCACTCATAGATGGTGGTGAAATGGTAGGACCAATAGCTGCACAATCGATTGGTGAAATTTCTACACAATTAACACTTAATACTTTCCACTATGCTGGTGTTGGTGAAAAGTCAAATGTAACCGCTGGTGTTCCTAGATTAGAAGAATTACTTAATAAACAAAAACCAAAAACATCAGAAGTAAAAATATTTTTAAATGAAGATATTAGACATAATAAAGAATTAGTTGAAGACATAAAATATAATATTGAATTAGTTAAAATTAGTGATATATTGGATTCAGTAGCAATTTATTTAGAATCTAAAAATAATTATGAAAATGTCTTAAATGAAGATAGAAATATTATGAAAATATATGAAATCTTTTCTGAATTAGATTCTAATTATAAAAATATTAATAGTAATCCCTGGTTAATAAGATTAGAATTCAATAGAAGAAAGATATTAAGTAAAAAAATATCAATGGATGATATTCATTTGATTATCAAATATCACATACCTAATTCTAATATTATATACGCAGACGATAATGCTAATAAACTCATATTTAGATTAAAAATAAATTTCAAATCATCTTTAACTAATATTGACAATGATTATAATACATTAATTAAACATATAGATGATATTAAAAATATTACAATTAAAGGTATATCTGGAATTGAAAATGTGTTTATAGCAGAAAACTATTCTTTGATAAAACAAAACGGTATTGTTTATAATACAAAACAAGAATATTATATAACAACATCTGGTTCTAATTTATTTGAAATTTTATGTAAAGAATATGTCGATACTATAAGAACTACTTCTATTGATATTAATGAAATGTATGCAACTTTCGGAATTGAATCTGCACGTTTTGTATTAGAGCAACAAATTAATGAAGTGTTTAAATTTAGTGGTCAATCAACTAGCGCAAGACATGTTTCATTACTATGTGATATTATGTGCAATAAGGGTAAAATAATGGCTGCTAATAGACACGGTATTAATCAAAGTAATATTGGTCCTTTGGCCAAATGTTCTTTTGAAGAAACCACAGACCAATTTAAAACTGCTAGTGTATTTGGTGTTAGTGATTTTATTGAAGGTGTATCCTCTAATATTATGGTAGGACAAATTCCTAAATGTGGAACAGGTGATAGTGAGATTATTTTAGATGAAGATAAGATAAAAGAATACTATTCTAAAAGATATAAATCATCTAACTCTTTGGTAGGAGATGTTAAAGAAAATGAAAAACTAGAAAATATTAATGACATATTTGAACAAGATGAATTAATTAACAATGATATGTTTGATATTAACTTAATTGACGGAGATAATATTGAAATTTAAAACTCAATATTTTCTAGTTCTAATTCAAAATTAGGAATATATATACGTTCATCATCAATATCATTTAAATCTTCTGTATTATTAATATCCACGTCGATTATATTATTTAAAAAATTTTTTTTTATTAATGTTTCATTGTTTATTAATGTTTCATTGTTTATTAATGTTTCATTGTTTTTAATTTTTTTTGATATTTTTTTAAATAATATATTTTTATAGTTATTTAAATCTAATACTATTGTTTTCATATCTAATTTTAAAATTTTCCAAGATAAAGAAAACTTATTATCTATTTTACATAAACCACAAGAACTTAATATAAATTTCATTTGTATTTTACTATAATCTAATATATCTAAATCTCCATTATATATTTTATTATCCAATGTAATATGACATTCGTTAGAATTTAATTTTGTTGTAATATATTTATATTCATAATCATGTTTATTTATTGTAATTATATCTTCTTTAATAGAATTATCATAATCATATACTGAATTGACATTTTTAACTATATTCTTTATTTTTTTATCAATATTTAAAAATATATTGTTAAATGTATCATTATCTAATAATGGTATATTAAAATTATATTTATTTTTACAATTATTAACTAAAACGCAATTATTAAATATGGATAATTTAGGTGTTTCTAAATATAGTCCATCTAGATTAATATATTGTGTTTCATATTCAAGTATTATAAATGTTCGATGAATAGTTTTATTATTTATATTACATTTTACATTATCAATATTAAAATTATCATTTTTTATTATTACATGATTTATATTAAACCTATTAATATTCATTTTATTTTTTAGATAGATTTTAATAATTGTATATATATATTGGTCGCTTTCTCTACTATTAATTTCTAATCTATTATTTAAATTATTTTTCTATTATTTTATATTTTAAATATTTTCAGTTTTAATAATTTATTTTTAAAAAAAAAGAAATATTTATAAATTATTTGTAATTGTTTAATGTATTATCATGATATAAGAACCTATAATAATTATTTATATTTATTTTTAAGATTATTTAATTTTAATTCTAAAATTAAATTATATAATATAATGAACATTATTTCTTCAAATTATAATCCATTTAATATTTTATATAACAGTATAACATATATCTGGAATAATGACGCCCAAAATTATATCAAAAGACCAAATCACGAAGATGTTAAAAATTTAAAACTTATTATATTTAATGTCGATGGTGTATTAAGCATAGGTGAAAATCCAATAGAAATAGCAAGAGCATCGTTTAATAAATTAATAAAACTCAATATTCCTATATGTATTATTACAAATGAAGATAGACGCTCTCCAAAAAGAATTAAAAAGGGACTTAAACTAATGGGATTTAACATTAATGAAGATATTAAAATAATAACAGCCGGATTATTGATGTTATACCATATATCCTCTATTATTAATCCTTTAACATATCATATTATAAACAGACAAACTAAATCTGAATTTAAAAATCATAAAAAAATATTTTCTAGTAGAAAACGTAATTTTGCTGTTATAGGAGAACAAGATTTCTTTCATTATGTGAAACAAAATACATTAAATCGATATGATAATGTCAAATTTCATTGGATATATGATGACACAGCGTCTAAAAATATTGATTATTTTGTTATAGGTTCATTAAATAATACAGATAATATTTTAGAAATTATAAATCGTATTATAAAATGGATTAAGTTAAATCAAAAGGCAAAATTTGTAATTACCACACCTGATATTATTAATGTTGAAAATAATAAAATACTAACTACAATTTTACCTAATATGATTCTAAAAATTGTAAAAGATGAATTCGCTAAAGAAGAGAATATGGTTGAATTAATAAAACATATTAATTTAAATGTAGAATATCCATCAAAACCTAATCCTATTTTTATAAGAGATGAAATTGAATATAATTATAATATAAAAATAGATGATACATTTAAAAATAATATAATGATAATTGGTGATAATATTGAGACGGATATAAAATTAGGAGAACAATTAAACTGTTTTAAATCATTAGTTTTATGTGGTGTAACTAAACATACAGAATTATATAAATTAACAAAAAGAGAACAAAATAATATTGATTATATAATACCTGATATTAGTTATTTAATTTTATAAATATTATTTTTTTTGTTTTTGTTTGTTTATTTTATATTATGTTAAAAAAATTTTAGTAGTCTTACTAATATAAATTAATAATTTAATCTTGTAAAATACTAGAGTAATTATAAACAGAAACACCTTGAATGTAAAACCCTATTAATATCATACTCATAACATATGCTAGATTACTTTCTATAATATTATTTGGAAAAAATGCCATAATATAAAATATAGTCCAATGATGGGGGTGATAAACATATTTATCTTTATTTAACTTATAAATAATAAAAGTTATTATGTAATATGATATTGCGATTAATATTAATTTTATAACTTTGTTTTTACTATAAAAATCATTGTATTCTGATATGGAGTTTTCTTTTATTAAATACGAAAAACAAGTTATTGTAATAAATATAAAAGTAAAGAATAATAGTTTTACATCACTAGACCATTTATTATATTTTGTTAAGTTTGTTTGAAATTCTTTATTAAAT